ACCCATACCACGAGTTGACACACCTAGTTGAACACCACCATCAAGTAAACCTTTTACAATCTTTCCCATTGGGGTATCTAATATTTGTGCCTTACCCATCACGTTACTACCTTCAAATTGAAGATCAGTAATAAGATGGGATACCTTATCTAAGTTTACTGTTGGACCATCTGGATGGTTTAATTCACCAACTGAACGCTTAGTTTTTACTTGTTCTGTAACATATTTAGCAACTGCATTTTCCATAATTGATTTTGGATATATACGGCCGTTACGGTTTTTAGAATCAGCCATTGCAAAAATACCTTCGATAATATACGATTTCTCGCCCTTATCGTTAGCTTCTACAATACATTGAACATCAGTTTCTGTATATTCTGTAATAAGCTTCATTCTAATTATCCTTTAAATTGTTTGACAAATTCTAGGCCAGCTTTTTTAGCTGAATTTAGATCACGAAATGTGTCTAATTTTTCCATGTCAACATATGTAACAAATTTATTCTTTTCTTTATGTACCATAACTTCAATACCTTTTACTTTAGTATCAAAAACATGTTCACCAGGAGGCATTTTACTTATTCTTTTTTCCCGTATTTGCAAAAATGTTTTCATTAAGTTATGTTACCTTATGTTTCAACTAATATTTATAACAATTTAATCTTCTAATTGTTCTTCTGACGAAATTTCTTCCACTGGTTCTTCAGCTTCATTATCATCTAGTTCCAATTCTAATTGTTCTTCATCAGCACCATTATATACGGAATTAGCAAGAGCAATCTTTTCAGCATCAAGTGCATCACCTACTTTAGAAGTCATCATATCTTTAAACATAGGTTCCGCTTTAGCAAAATCTTTTGTTCCAACTGCATCAATAAAATCTGTAAGTGTACTATTCATTTCCATTATTCATTATCTTTCTTTTTTTGTTTAGGATCCTTAGGATCTTTCTTAGGCTTATCTGTATCAACTCGAGGTTTCTCTTCCTTCTCGTCTGGTACAACCTTAACTTCAACTGGTGCAGATTTAGGTTCATCATAGTCAGTATCACCATCTTCATCTGGCATTACTTCACCATCGGCTTCTTCTTGAGCCATCTGCTTCTTCATCTCTTCCATCTCCTCTTGAGATAGATTTAATATATTCTTAAATACCCATTCTTTAGAATAGAATTCACCAACATACTGTTGAGTCATATCTAATGTCTGCAATCTTTCTCTAACAAGTTCTGCATTACGCAATTCCGCAAAGTGATTATCTGATACAAAGTCTACAACTAATTCATTACGCCATGCTTCCCAATCTTCATTAGTAATAGTACCTTTAAGAACAAGTTGCTTTCTCAGTATCTCAAGGAATAAACCAGAGAACCTACGGCGTAGTCTGTCAATAAACTTTTGGAATTTAAGTTCATCACGATTAATTTCTGTTGATCTACCTAGAAGTCCAGATGCTTGTTCTTGCTCTAGTCTTGAACTAGGTACATTCAATGATCTATATAGACGTTTTTGGAAGTAAATAATATCATCTATCTGACCTAAGTTCTCACCACCTGGAAGTGTAGAGATTTCTGTACCTCTTCCGCCTTCACGTCTTGGTAGCCAGAAGTCTTCCAACATAGACATATGTTTACGATCATCTTTAAGTTTACCAGTGTTTGCATCATATACCAACTTATTGCGGTACTTAGTCATGATGTTCTTCATATACTCTTCAGACTTACCACGTGGCATATTACCTACATCAATATAGAATATACGTCTTTCTGGAGCACGTGCTAAACGATAGATCACTAATGAGTCTTCCATCATTCTTAATTGGTTAATAGGCTTTAGTGCTTTATGCAGATAAGAAACAACTTTCTTTCTACTTTCATCAAGTAAACCTGACGTCACATAGCTTACTGAATCCGTTGTAAGTTTAATTCCATTTACTTGTTGACCTGGCTTATCTTGATAGATAAAGTGTTCATCAACTTTTTCAATGATTTTAGCACCAGTAAGAGGATCTTTTTTAGTTTTGATCTCTTTTACTTTACGAATTTTAGTTGCATCAATTGGCCGTATCTCTTGGATACCAGCCTTTAAATTAGAATCATTAACAACTAAGTGATGATATATTCTACCATCAACATAGAAACGTCTAAAAATATCATGCCCTAAGTCATTAAACTTGAGCATATTTAATACAATACTAAATTCTTCTTGAATTTCTTTTTTAATTTTATCTGAAGCTTCTACATCATCTAGGACTAATTTAACAGCAAGCCCTTTATCTTCAATAGTAACAGCTTCATTTACAATATCTTCGATAGCAGCATCAACTTCAGGGTGCATTGCAACACCTCGATACTGTCTAATTAACTCTACATTATCCTTGGATTCATCACCATCTAGGTTTACATATTGACCAAAGTGAGAACCAGATGCAGTAACATAACCCGCACCATCATCATCTGTTGGAGGGACAATAGAATCAAGCTGATTCTTAGCAGCGGCTTTACGTGCACCCGCTCTACGAATTTCAAAACCGAATAAATTAATACCTTGATTTTCTGCCATAGTTTCTTTCCGTTTAAAAATAGGGTAGAGGAATTTCTCCCTCTACCTTATTATTTATAACAACTTTAAGTAGTTGTATTTGACTCCCAGTACTGGATTTGGAATTCAACTGGGAATTCCTCAATAGCACCTGTAGTGTCATAGTTCAGATCAATAGCACCTACATTGGTTGGGAAACAACCACGGAAAGTGTATGATTTAAGAACTGATTCGTCACGATCTAATTGATCAACAATAAGATCAGCTTGATAATCTGCTGGGTTAACAAGACCTGTATTAGTTGAGTGCCCGTTAATTCCGTTCATCCATGCTTCCATGGAATCACGAACAGCAAAGTCAGTTGTGTTGATAATCGTTACAGTCCATGGTTCAAATGTTCTGTCGCCAGCAATCTGTAATTGTCTACCTCTGAATGATACAGGGATAGGTGAAATTACTGATGCAGGTAACTGAGCACCTTTACACATGAATGATGTTTGTTCGACGTTGCCACCTGCATAAGCTGGGAAGTTGACTGTTACCTTAAATAGGTTAGGTCTAGCTCCGCCACCAGCAAGTTTGGCTTTAAAATCGTCTACTCCTAGAATAGCCATTTAGTTTTTCCTCTCTATGCTACTTATACAGTGCCTACAACTTCTTCAAACTCTACTCCGCTGCGTACTGCAACAAAGTTAAGTGTGATAAAGTTGATAGACCGTGCTGGTTTAATGAAGATATTTGCGACAAATTGATTACTATCAATAATAGAAGCTGTATTATTTGTTTCGTTACAAACTACTTTAAAATCTGTAAGACCACGGCGACCCTTGATTTCTCTTAGGAGTGGTTCTACTATGTTTACAAATTCTGCACGTGTGAACTCATCATTAAGTTCAAACATTACATTCTTAGCTGCTTCTCCAATTGCTCTTTCTAATGTTAAGAACAATCTGCGAACATTAATACGATCAAATGCTGATGGTCTAGTTAAGTGAGTTTTATCACCAAATAATAGAACACCTTGACCTGGGATATTACCAACCGAGTTAACACCAGCTTTATATAATGTATCACGTTGTGCTTTAGTTGGGCTGTATACAGTAGATGTTACACCTAGATATTGACCACGTCTTCCACCGGCTGGTGAAATCCAAGGTGCGCCATTTGCGTCTGCGGCTGACATAATACCAGCTGTAGATGAAGATGAAGGAATGTTAATATACTTATCGTTGTACTTATCATATACTTTTATCCAGTTACAATCAACAAATAGTGTTGAATCGAATGTAAATGTATTAGTTGTAGTTACTATGTTAGTTGTAATTGTTGCAGGGTCATTAATACCTACTACATCATTCTTAGCTGGTCCAGCTACAACAACACAATCTTTACGTGCTTTAGCTGTAGCAACAAGATCATTAACAACAGTTGCTTGATCTGAACTAGTAGTCATGCCTGGGGCAATAAGAAAGTCGAGTTGTACTGTAT